GAGGCACCCCTCCTACGGGATTCAGTTTGGCAGGAGAAGTAACTAACGGACCAATCGTCGGCGGAAATACCATTGAAGTTGATAGTTTAGGTCAAGCCCCCGGTACTGTGGTATTTAACGAGGGAGATATCATCGAGGTCGATGATAGCGCAGGTGTTTTCATGGTTAACCCACTGACTTATGAGGCATTGGCTCAACGTGCGCAATTCGTTGTAACGGCACAGGTTATTAGTGCCGATGGTGATACCGCTACTATCCCGGTTAATCCAACGATTGTTATCGACGGTGCCCGCCAAAACATCAGTGCCGCTATTCCTAATGGGGCCCAAATGTTATTGCGTAATAGTCATAACGTTTCTATCGCTTATCACACTCAAGCAGTTGTGTTTGCCGCTCCTCCTTTAAAAGAGTTGCGCGGTGGTGTTGAGGCAGTTACCCGTTACAGCGACTTGTATAAGTTAGCAATGACTTACTCGCTGGGTGCTGACATTCGCAACTATGAGCAGTTAGACCGTATTGACGTTATTTGCGGTGTTGCCATTAACCCTGAATTTGCGGTTAGGGTTTGTTCGTAATGCTAATGGGCGGGGAAACCCGCCTTTTATGAGGCTCTTATGGAAATTCAGTATAACGGTAGACTCGTGGATTCTGATAATTTTCGCGTGGTGTTGCATCATAAGGATGGGGTTATGCGTGTAGCCGAAGGATGGGTAAATTATCAGAATCTATTAAAAACCGGTGAATGGTTTGAAAAAAGGCCGATTGTTTCAAGAGAAACACAGCCACCTAAACGCCGACGAAAAAAGGCGGTGAATGATGCCAACGGTTCGTGAATTTGTCGAGCAATCTTATCGATTAATTAGTGCCCATAGCCCAACGGTTCCTCTTTACGGTGACGACTTATCGCTGGGTATTCGCGTTTTAAATCAGTTACTTCAGTCTTATGCATCTACAGGGCTGATGATTACGGTAGCCAAAGAAACATCCGTTTCTATTGCTATTGACCAAAGAGATATTACATGTGGACCCGCAGATTATGTACCTACTCCCGATATAACATTAGGACGTCTTGCCAATTTAGATAGTGCGTGGCTCTTATTGGATGGGGTTACATATCCTTTGATTATTGAATCTCGTAATGAGTTTTTAGCAGCTTGGAAATACGACCCTCTTAAAGGGTTGCCGCGCTTCATTATCGTTATGCCTGAAACAGATATTGTGCGCTTGCGTATTTATCCTGCTGCCAGTCAAGTGTATGAGTTCTTTTTGCGCGGGAAATTTCAATTAAATACGCTAACATCCAATGATGATATGAATCTTGTTCCGCAGTATTACCATAGATATTTGTTGTTTGCATTGGCCAAGGATGTAGCTATGTACAAAGGTCGCATGGAGGCTTGGACAGCACCTTTAGAGCAAATGTATCAAGCAGCCAAGGATGAAATGGTAGCATCTAGCGAAGTCAATCTTGCAATTGTTGGTGAAAGAGATTCTTTATTAAATGGCGCATGGGCTATTAGAGCGGGAGTATCATAATGCCCGTGGAAAAGCTTCCTATTTATTGCTTTTATGACAAGCAACGGTTTACTCAATTTGGCTCGCAGGATTGCGCCAACTGGTACTTGATATCGGCTCCTACAGGGAAAAGCGAAAAAGCCATGTATCCTGCTATGGGCAGGAAACATGTTCAATTATTGAATGAAAATAAATTAATTTTTGAAGAAGAACCCCGCGGGTGGTTTAAATCAATTGAGTATGTTTATGCGGTTGTTGGCTCCCAGGTTATTCAAATTGACCGGTTTTATAATCAGTTAGTATTAGAAAACACTGATTTTAATCGCACCTCCGGGGATGTATGGTTTTCTTACCTTTCTGTCGGTTCCCAGGTTTATTGTATGTTAACTGCTCCAAGCATTGGAGGTAGAAAGGTTTTTATAATTGTGGAAGATGGTTCTAATTCCCGCATGGTAACGGTTACCGATCCAAATACGCCGAGCAACCCCCTCTATGTTGCGGCGTTCGGTAACCGTTTCACAGTAAGCAGTGGTAATACGCCAGAGTTTTATTTGGCTCGTATAGGGTTAACTTCTTTTAATACTGTAACAGGAGAGGATGCTCCGTTTGATCCTGACAACCCTGACCAGGTATTTTCTTATTATGTAAGTGACGGAGTAAGCGACGCTCTATTTGCAAGCGCATCGGGAAAAATTCAGCAAATGGGCGTTCTGCATAACCAATTATATTTATTTACTGATTTTACCACTGATGTATGGGCAAATATTCCGACACAAATTGCGAATGCTACTTTCCCGTGGAAATTTAATACAAGCTATAATTTTGATTATGGAATAGCCGATCCACATAGTCTTGATATAGACTTTGGTATGATGGTATGGCTTGCAAAAAATAGTAACGGCTTAGTGTCTTTTATGATGAGCACAGGTCAGCAACCTCAAGATATAAGCACGCAAGCGATTAATGTATTACTGGAGCGTTCAGCACAGACTAATGGGCTTAGCCCTTTTCTTGAATCAAGCGCGGATGGGTTTTTGTATCAATATGAGAATACGGTTTTTTATCGAGTTTCGGCCGGCAAATTTATGGATTTTGGAATTCTTGATATAGAGGATTCCGCCAACTGTCTTGAATATAATTTTGATACTCAGACCTGGCATAGGTGTATTGAGCTAAATGGTGAGCGAAATAGAATACAAAAGCATGTCTTTTTCAATAACCGCCATTTGGTGACGGTGAGTGGCGACAATGCTGCGTATGAAATGGCCGGTGATTTGTATTATAACGAGCTAAGAAATGAGGCGCAGCCTGATACACAAGCGGCCAATGCCTTTTTGAAGTATCCCATGCGATATGAATTAACCACTCGGCAGATTTTTATGCCCGATTATTCGGAGTTTATAACTGATTATGTTCAGATTGACTTTGTATTTGGGGATAAGACGTTTTACAAAAATAATGCGCCGTTTCTTAATACGGTTTATGTGGTGGATGAGGCGAGTACTCCGGAAAATCCTATATATGTAGTGGCGGAAAATGATGCGTTTATTATTCAGGAAGGTAGTAATACACCTCAATTTGATGATAATCATTACTATGCCTTATTTAAACCTCATATTGAATTGTACTGGAGTGATGATGGCGGTATATCCTTTAATAGTGCAAGCAATCTTGAATTTAGCCCGCTGGGTTTTTACTCATGGAGAATACGTTGGTATGAGTTAGGTGCTTCACGCAACCGATGTTATCGATTGGTATGTGTAAGCTCGGCTCCTATTGTGATTCTTGGTGGTGTTATGAGCAGTAGGCGCTCAAGCGGAGGGGCAAACTAATGAGTATTTTTATTCAGCGCGTAGATTCCGTACCGTTGCAAAACACTAATTTTCCATTTGAGCTTGACCAGTGGTTGGCAAATTTAGCAGATAGTTTAAATACATCTTTTGAGCAAATACAAAACGCATTTAATCTTTTAACAGCGCAATCGTATACGGCCGCACAACTGGCCGATACTGATTTTACAGACACATTATCTAATGGCATCATTTTGTATGATAGTACCAATCATGTATACGTTGGGAAGCAAAATGGTGCAATGGTTCAATTTGATACAAGCCCTTATCCATAGGAGGCGCCCATGAGTTGGTTATCTAATTTTTTGCATCCAGGTCGCCCGTATAGCGCTGCCGAAGATCAAATGCGTGATTATTATAATCAAGCGCAGGGTGCGTATCAGCCATATATACAACAAGGGCAAGCCGCGTATGGCGGCCTATCTTCAGCCATGGACGCATTGCTTAATCCCGAAAAGCTTCAAGCCAAGTGGATGGAATCCTATGAAACAAGTCCGCAGGCACAACAAGCAATGGCTCGGGCGAGAGAGCAGGGATTAGGGGCAGCATCGGCAATGGGGTTGATGGGTTCCAGTGCAGCCTTGAAGGGCATTGAAGGACAAGCAGGGCAGATTGCATCCGCAGACCGACAGCAATATTTAAATGACTTGATGCAAAAATATATGGCGGGTGCAGGGATTGGTCAAAATATTTATGGAACTGGCGCGAGCATGACCGGGCAATATGGGCAAAACGCCATGAATATGGGTAATATTATGGGTGGCCTGGAAGCTGCCAGACAGCAGGCTGGTAGCGGCCTTCTTGGAAACCTTTTGGGCGCCGGAGCCAATCTTGGATTGAATTATTTGACGGGTGGATTTGGCGTTGGAGGATTTGGTAGGGGCGCATGGTCGCCGTGGGGAGGTTCATAACATGCCAACAGCAGCAGGATTACCGATGCCGATGAGTGGTGAACAAGGGTTTGCCACCGGCTTTAAATTGGGCGACAGCTTGATTCAAAATCTTATGAACCGACAAAAGATGCAGCAGCAGGCAGAGCAGTTTGCGCAGGAGTTAGCATTAAGAAAGCAACAAGAAGCACGCCTTGGTTCTATGCTTCCGTTGCAGCAGCAAATGGCACGCCTCAATATGCAAAAGCTTGAGATGGAGCTAGACCCAGCCAAAAAGATGGCTTATATCCAGCAGCTTATTCAGGGTATTAGAGGAATGCGTCCTCAACAAGAGGGTAGTCCTGCGGCTATGGGGATGCTTTCAGGGGAAGGAATGCCAAGCATCCAAGAGCTTGAAACGCCATCGCCCGTTGCTCCTTCTCAACAAGACGTTATGCAAGGTTTTGGAGGCTTTAGCCCTGAACAGCAAATGGCGTTGAGCATGGCAGGGATAAAAATCCCAAGACCCGCGGCCGCGGCGAGCACTTTAGGAAAGGCAATTCAAGACTTAAATCAAGCAAAAAGTATGGGGGCACCTCCTGAACAAATAAAATTGATGGAGCAGTATGTATCAAGACTAGCTGAGGGCGCCCCTGGCATGAGTCTAAGTGTTGACCCTCAAACCGGCGCGGTTCAATTTGCAAGCGGGGGGCGCGGTTCTCAAGGAATTCAACAGCAGGTAATTGATGGACAGGTAATAAGTCGTCCTACAGCCGCCATGATGACTCAACAACAAAAACAATTGCTTACTAACGTTGCTAGAGAGCAGGCGTTGAAGCACATTGAGCAGCCTTATTTAGGGTTTGGAGCATCTTTTAATATGGCGAATGATTTGCAAACATATTTGACATCGCCACCCGGTTCCAAAAAAGATGAGGCCGCCGATCGCTTGGTTAAAGCTGCTGTCTCGGAAAAGATGGTTCCCGAAATTGCTGCGCTGCAATTATCTTCTCAAGGAATTGTCCCTACAGTGGACGCATTAAAGCATCAACGCGAAGCGATTAGACAGGGATGGCCACAATATGGATTAAAAATGGCCGAGCAACTTCCAAAAGATTTGCAAGAAAAAGTTGTAAAAGAACACAACAAGCGACTTAAAGAGCTAGCGGATGTTCGTTCTAAGTATTTTGCCAAGGGAATGCCTATACAGCTCAATGAGACTGCACAAGAAAGTATGGACATGAGTGGAATGTCCGATGAGGAATTACGTAAAATTGCCGCAGGAGGCTAGACATGGCAACGATAACCCCTGAAATGGCACGGGCCGAGCTTGCGCGTCGTGAACTTGCTCGTCGAGAATCGACAAGCGCCCAAGGGCTAAGCTTACGGGATATATTTACAAAAATGATTAGAGAGTCTGGCAAGCAGGCACTTGGACAAGCGGTGGGGCAGCCCTTCGAGACGCTTGGTCTTCCTGGCGGACAATTGGCTAAGAACATAGGTTATGGCGCCATTCCTGCTGTCGAACAAATGCCCGCAGGAATTTCGGAAAGATTATCTAGTGCAAAAGCTGGAATAACTGGTCAGTCATTTGTTCCCTCGGAAGTCCCTACGGAATATGGTGCCGGATTTGGGCGTGGAATCGGTTCCTTGATAGGTCAAGGCATAGTTGATGCTCCAGCCAGTATTCTTGGAGGTGTGTTTGGTGGCCCAGCGGGGGCTATTGCTGGAGCTGCTGCGACCGAAGCTGCTGTAACCCCTGGAGGTGTTACCCCACGAGCTATTCAAGCTGGATTAACGGCGGCCGCGCCTGTTGCCGCCCGGGCGGCGGGAAAGGTCGTTTCTGCCCTTCCTGATGCGCTTATGGCGTGGGGAAAAAAAATTACCCCAGAAACATTGGTAAAAAGTATCCAAGCTCGTCATGACCCTTTAGAATCCCAGGCATCAGGATTGTTTAATACTGTATCCCAAAAGGTAAAAGAAAAAGGGATAGAAAAATTTCCTGTTGATCAAGATTTAATAGAAAGCGCAAAAGACTATTTGCCAAACACCAAAGCCGTTCGTCGTCTTCTGGAAAAAGCCAAGACGGGCGACTATGATGCTTTACGTGACATTAATACCGAGTTATGGCAAAGAGGAACCAAAGGAAGGGCCTCAAATTTTATTAGCGAAAACAAGAAAGGCGATGAAATGATGGGGATTAGGGATGAGCTTAATGAATTCATGCATCAGCATTTGGAGAAGTTAGGGGAAAACGATTTGTCTCTTATGCTGCAACAAGCTAGAAATAATTATAGACGCTTGATGAAAACCTATTACGAAAATCCTCAGATTGCTAAAATAGTGGAGAGTGAAACTCGTGAAGTTCCTGAGAATATAATAAAGACTCTTACTAAGAAAAACATCCCTACTCAAGAATTCTTGAGGCTTCATCCTGATGTTGCCGAACAGATAGAAACTCATTTGACGCAGCAGCAATTAAAAGATTCGCTAAAATATGCAAGCAGCTCAGGAGCGGCCGGACTTGGAATTTACGGCGCAAATGAATTGATTAGAAAATTAATAGGCGCCGATTGACGTTATTTTTTCCATCCCATTAGCCATAATACTAACATTGTAGCCAATACAATACTCATTGTTTTGTTCCTCATTATTAAGCTAATAATATCGTTAAATATAGTAAATTATCTTACTATTGTAAATGGGGTTTAACAAATATTTAAGATGGAGTAAATTGAAAAAGACCAAAAAGGAAAGCCGAACATATGGGCGCTACCCCGTTCGGCTTAAGGACAACGACAAGGGGAAGTATAACTAATCAATAGATAATTAGATTTTTAATGGCAACTATACAATCAATACTTAAGTATATAACTGCCATTAATCATACAACCATAATTAATCATGCAACCATAATTAATCATACAACCACAGGGAATAATATCATGGAACATCATTTTAGTGTAAGTATTGCTCAAAAAATAGGCGTTAATGAGGCTATATTTTTGCAAAATATGGCTTTTTGGATACAGAAAAACAAAGCCAATAATAAGCATTTTTATGAAGGTCGATACTGGACATACAACTCTCAAAAAGCTTTATGCCAAATTTTTCCCTATTGGTCGAGAAAGAATCTTAGGACAATTATTAATTCCTGTGTTAGTCAAAATTTAATATTAACCGGAAACTTTAATAAGCTTGGTTATGACCGTACCACATGGTATACGCTGTCTGATATAGGGTTAGGATTATTTAAGGATTTCAACTTAAATCCCAGTAATGACGACATTGGCCGAAAGGGGCCAATCGATATGCCGGAAGTGGCCAATGGATTGGTCAAAACCGGCCAACCTATACCAGATAATAAAACACATATAGAAAACACAGATGTGTGTGCACACACACAAGATTCTTTAAAATCGCAATGTATTCATGATGAACAGGCTAACCAATTATTTAACGAAAAATTCCGTGGATATGTAGTGAGCTTGGAAGAGTTATTTGATGCGTGCTTTGCTCATCATCAAGATAAAATGACATTATTTAAATTCAGGCAATGGGTTAAGCGGGAGGATTTGAATAATCACTCGAAATATATCTCTCCTAAAAGGAGAAATGCCCCTCCTCAAGAAGATTTGCAACAATATTCTTATTATGAAAAAAATAAAATGAATATTCCGAATAACTTGATCTATGTTAAAGAGTGGATGTCTTGTCAAGAATCAACAAAAATCAGAGAGTCATTTGTGATTTAAGCAATGGATTAATAATCACTAAAAATCGTGCTACTATAATGGCAGCGAATTCTAAAGGGATTGGGTGATGGTTGATTTTGTGCGTGCTGCAAATCCTATATGGTTTTTTGTCGATCATACCGGGCAACCTCTGGATGATAC